CCGTGCTGGTCTATAATAGCAAAGTGCGAGAGTCTTACAGTGTCGCCCGTCCAGTTGGCCCTGTCTTTTGCGTCAACTTGCAATGTCACCTCATAGGGGGTGTCACGAAACCTATTCAGGGTCTTTGTGTTGAAATCTAAAACAACATTCCTGTCGGTAATCCACCGACTATAAACATTCTTAATTGACGGTTCGTCATATTCATTCGTGCTTTCAGCGTCTAAATCCGCCAATAGTTCAGATGTTTTATAGTTCTTTATTTTGGTTAAATTCTCAATAGGGCTAACAACCCCGTAGTTTGTCCAAACTTGCGAAATTCTGCGCTCTGGCACTTCCTTTATTTTAAAAGACCCCGATACAATATTCACGCCATCATCAAATAAAGGCGGCTCTACATCAACCCCGCGAATTGCACGCATTTTGATTTCTTTATCAACCTCATGCCACCAAATGTAGAAAAGGCTTTGCTCGGTTATTTCCGCTACAAGTGTTTCAACAGGTGTTGGGTCTGGAACTTTTGTTGTGATGGTAAAGCTTGGCAGATAAGTTGATCCTTCTAAATCCCAATCAGTTATTGGAATTAGTGCAGTATCAATGCCAGCATAATTAACCAGCAAATCCTGAACAACATCCCATGCCTTCTCGCTGGTGTATTCTAATACAGCCTGAACCGTATCCTCTGCTTCATGTGTTCTAGCGGTCGTGCCATCCGAACCCCGTAGCGTAATTGTAAAAGTGACTGTATCTGACGTAGTTTGCACCCGTCCACTATACGTCATCATTTCATCACCGATGGCGATTGTACCTGTAGTGGCGTAGTCTGCTATCAATGCGCCCGTTGCAACCACACTTGTTACTACCGCATCAATATCGCTTAGAAGTTCGCCCTTGCTGGCAGCAGGTGCCATAGATTTGCGGGCGATTACTTTTGATAAAACATCCTTAGCAACAATCCGAACACCGCCCGAACTGGAAGGCCCTGAAAGTTTATCAATGATATACTGCCTTGAAGTCATTTCGTCCAAGGCTTGACCCACATATCCATCATAAATGAGAATATCAGATCCCTTGTGATATTTATTTCTAACAGCCCACTTAGACCAAAAGGAACCCCTCGCATTCGCGTCAAAAGTTCGACCAGCCTGATATGGGTCAACTACTCTGCCGCTGTGGGGATGGTCTTGAAACACCACATTTAAGACCGCCCTTAACCCTAAAGGTGAAACATTACGATTAGATCCGCCCACGTTAATCACTGTCGGGGCGGTTGATGCTGATACAAGCGAAGGGATTAGATAAAGGGGCGAACCGCCTGCCGTGTCCAAAACTTCATGGTTTAAATTTGCCTTTGTGAAATACAAATCAAGCGTGGTTGCCGCATAGTTATCTTTGTTTTGGCATGTTGGGTATGTGTTGTAACACTTTTGGTCTGCCGTGCCGCTTGCTGTACATGGTGATGAGCCAAACACATTAGAGCATGATTTTTGCTTTATATGGATTATTTGAATAGGCTCACGGCCAACAACGTTCTCGCCCGCCATTATAACCACCCTGCGGCAACAACATTCATTGAAAAATTCATATGATCTACAGGCCCTGTGTGATGCGGCCCATTTGGGTTTTGCGTAGTCCAGCAGTATTCAACATCTGTGAATTTATCAGGACGCCATGCAATAAAAAACGGTTCTGTTTCTATGGATTGGATTAAAGTATCTATATTAGCCCTAACAAATGTAGACGTTAGATTAGTCCAACTATAAGACCCGCCTAAACTGTTTCTTATCTTGGTTCTGCCCAACCACTCACCCAATTCAGAGCGGGTAGACCGAACCGTAGTTTTTCTATTTAACTTTAGAGGAGTATGCCCGCCGTAAATGGCCTGCTCCATCTGCAATGCCTTACCAAACCTTACAACCGCAATAGTCGGTGCCGTGCCGTTGGTGATATTTATGCGCCATTTTTGGAAAGTTTCTGGCTCAAATATACAGAAAATAGGCTGGTTGTCTGTAATTGCTACGTTGATAACATCAACCCAAACACCGCCGCCTGTGCTGTCGTATTGCACTTGCAATGTGTTGCCATTGTCGCCCATCGTGTGGCCCGAAATTGTGCAATAATCTATCTCAAGAGCAGAACCTAAGTCATTTTCCCACGTTGCGGGCAACGCGCTAGGCCCCCACTTTTCATAGGTTGTGCTTTCATCAGGTGCATCTTCAAAATAACCAGTTGCCGTTGTGCTTGCTGCAATAGTGCCGCCGCTTATCCAGTTGCCACTGTGCGCAATCCTTGCATTTGTTAATGGCTCGTCGCCGTTTGGCAGGGAATAACCAGTTTCAAATAAAACACCCATTAAACAATCCTAACCCGTCCGCCATCTTCTAAATGTTCATTAAGGCTCTCAAGCAAACCACGAAGGCCAGACGCGCTAAAGTTGTCACCCGTTATTGATACGTTGACCAATGTATTGCCACCGTCTTGTGATTGCCCGCCGCCTGCATCAGCTACAGCACCGCCACCAGATGCACCGCCACCAGTTGTCGAACCCCCGCCTATGGTCTGCGATTGAATTGATGAAACTGTAGCAAAGCCCTTTGCCGCGACCGCCGCCGCAACCGCAAGGCTGTAAGGGTATGGATAATCAGCAATAGCCCTCGATACACCCTGCCATGTATTAACAACCGCGTTAGCAATCGCCGCAGCCTTGCCGATTTTGAACAACTTCTCATTCTCGGACTGCATAAGACTGGACAGCCCGTTAAATACGCTTCGTGCAACGTTAAGCTTTGAATTCATCGCCTCTTGGTCGAGCCTTGTCATCGCGTCTTGATGTTCTTTAGTTATACGGGCCTCAAGGTCGTTATATTCTTCTTCTGTACCTAGTTTCCTTTCTCTGAACTCTTGTAACCGCTCAAGGTCTGTCGCCATTTTGTTGTCGATAATTTCGGCTTCTGTTTCATAACTCTCTTGAAGCTTTTCCAGATCATCCTCGCTCAGTGTCGATGTAGACCCGCCGATGTTTGGTCGCGTGTAGGATGGTGGAACCGCCTCTGGTGGAAGTTCGGTTTCTGGAAGGCCAAGTTCTATTATATTGCCATCTTCATCTACTATCCTCGTTCCAGATGTGCTTGGGTCTGGCGCGTCTGGGCCTTCCCCTACATCTAGAACATTATCGTATGCCCCTGTATCTTGCGATGTTGGCCCGCTTCCAGTTGTAGCAAGCCAGAAATCGTTTATTGCTGTGGCACCAGTTGTAACCGCCGTTATTACTTCCCCAACTTTTAACAGAAAAGATTCTGCCGCTGGAATGAGGTTGTCTGCGATTGCGTTAGCGACCCGTGTGATTTCATCTGAATTATCTAAAAGGGCTTTATTGAAACTTGTCGATATTGTATCCGCCGCATCGCCAATTACGCGGTCTAGTTCAACGCCGTTCTGAATTAAATCATCGTCAATAATACGGCCTGACCTTTGCGCCTCATCGCCAAGCCGCTTAATTTCTGCCCCGCCATTTCGCAGTAATGGAATTAAAGCCGTTGTATCAGATGCCATTGCCTCAAGGAAAAACGTCATTTCTTGCTGGCTTAGATTAGCTTTTTCCAATGAATCATAATAAAGCTGCAATGCCTCTGGGCCTGAAAGCCGCGCGAATTGGTCAGCAGTTACACCAACAAGCGGCGCAATCTGCTCAAAGAAGTCTTTCATCGGGCCACCGCCCGTTGTGACAAAATCCCCAACCCTGTCATTCACATCTTTTAAAATATCTGACAGTTTTTCTTGGTTAATATTAACGGTACTTGTCGCAGCCGCCATTTTTTGGAACTCTACGGTTCCTGCGTTTGCCACTTTGGAAAGGTTGTTAATCTCAACCGCAGCCGCTGCCGCGTTTTTACTTGCTGCAAGTAACCCCGCGCCCATAGCAACCGCCGTAGTCGCTACAACCGCACCAGCCTTTGCAATCTTTTTAGACATGGCGGCGGTGTCACCGCCAAAGCCTTTGATAATCTTACTGCCCTTGCCCATTTGCTTTTGAAGGGGGCTAATATCGGCCCCGACTTGTATTGCAATGTCACCTACAACTTTTTTGGCCATTACTTAGCATCCTTCAACATTTGGTATAGTTCGGCCATAGTTTCCTCGCGGTTAACTATTTCAGGGGGCAATTTGGCGTCGACCAACCACCAAAATTCTTTGGGGGGCATTTGCCAAAAATACTCAGCAGAAACCCAATCGTTACCAACCGCAGTATTATAAGCAGTACGGACTAACCCTTCACTGCTGCTTTCGACTTTTTTCCATCGCCACTACCCGTAATTTTTCGGCCCATTGGTGGCGACATGATAGAAATAAGAGCTATAACCGCATTCTGAATTTTTGCGGTTATTTCCATTGGTTCAAGGGCCGCTAAATCTTCCTGAATAGATGTATAAACATCCTCATTGGAAACCCTAGCACCAGCATGGCGTAAAGCCGCCCCATACGCCCTCGCAAGCTGCGCATAGGTTGGCCCTTCGCGCTGCATAAGAATGCCAAGGGGTTGCCTTCCAGACCCCCCCTGTAACGCATCTTCTATTTTAGCGATAAGCACCATTTGCTTGTCGGCTGGCACTGTGAAAGTTTCGTTTTTCCACGCAAGGGTTACATCTTCAAACATTACGCACCTGCTGTGAATGTATGTGCGCCATTACGAACGAATGTAGCCGTAAACGTATTCGCTTCCTGATACGGGCTACCCTCTGAATAGCTGGTCAAGATAAAACTGCCTGAAATTGTATCCGCCGCATCTGCATCCGCTGCAAATTCGTATGTAAGATCAGTCATAAACTTATCAGCAGGGTCTGTTGAAAGTGCAAGATTACGCAGAACGTTTCCATCCTCGATACCTTCACCCGAAATTTCCAGAGTATCAGTTGCAAGAACATCTGTTAGGAACGTTTGAAACGCGCCGTCGCCCTTATCGGTAACATCGATGCCTGCACCGTTCCATGTGATTGAGTTAACCCGCAGGCCAGCGATTGCCGTACCTGCTTTTTTAATTACGCATAAGCGTCCAGCAGTTGCCATTTTTAAAGTTCCTTCTAAGGGAAAAGGCGACGCCTCGCGGCGGGCCGATCTAGTTTACTTGAATTAGAGCGCGATAATCGCAAACTCCATGGGTTGTCCCGTCATCATCCGCTACGTCTGAACTTTCACGCACTAAAGATATGACCGTATGTCCCGTCACAGACGGTTCATTCTTGTGTAAGAGGTTATAGAGTAACCCCTGAATTTGTTTGGTTTCTTTGTCAGAACCCGTTCGGCTCCACGTATGCAAGCGAAGTAAGCAATTATGCCCATTTTCGCTTTTTGTATCGTTCTCGGAATAGAAAAACCGCATCGTAATATAAGGAAACGCCGCATTACTCCCTGCGTCGTTGTCTTGGGGCTTCTTGCTATAGACCGCCTGAACCATGGCCATGAGAGGGGTGTCACCTATCAGGGTCGCATAGATAGCCGTTTGAAAATCAACCTCAACTGCCATTTTGACGCTTCCTTGCCCGTTCCAGTGTCGCTGTGAACTTCTTCACAAACTGCTCTCTCAAAACTTGATCGAACTTAGGCCGAAACGATTCAACAACCCGCGTGAATGTTGGTTTTTCTGGCATTTTGGTAGTACCGTATTCCAAAAACCGCCAATAAAACGCACTTTTCAATACGCGCACCGTAGAAGAAACTTTCCCGCCTTTAATGCGCTCACGTTTTGTTTTTATTGAGCGTTTAAAATCGCCTTTTTTCGTGCTTGGATCATCAAGGGCTATCGCCCTTGCCTCTTTTGCTAATTCACCGGCTACACCATGAACGGTTGAACGCATGATGTTTGTTGCCTGCCTTGGGGCTATCTGGCTTAGAAGTTTATCAATATCTTCAACACCACTAATAGACGCGTTAAGCTTCATGATGCCACGCCCCGCTCAACCTCAAATTTCAAATACATGGCCCTTGTGCCAGCCCTGCGAACATTGCGAATGTTGTAGCTTTCGCCACCCCATATCATTAGGTCGTTTTCGTTTATGTCAGATCGGTTTCGTATCGTGATTAAATACCGCCCAGACGCCGCAACGCCCCCACCTTCGTTCTTTTCACCACCAGCAAGCGGTAAGATTTTCGCCCAAACAGTAGGATTAGTTGTGAAGTTGGCAAAACCATCTTCTTGACCGCCCATTCCATCCGAAACCCGTGCATTTGACTGGAATGTTACGCGTTGATCTAGTTTGCCAAGCTTACCCATACCAACCAACCTGTTCTAAGTTTATGAGGCTTTCAACGCCGTGGGGGATTGGGTTCAATTTTACTTCGTCTGCATCCATACGCATTTCGTAATAAACACCAACCAACAATAGAATTATTGCGCTAAATGTTGGTGGAATGCTCTCTGGCATGTCACCATATCCAACAATATATTGGACGGTAATCGCATCAGAACGGTTGTAGGTTGCAGGCCAGTTGCTGCTTTCAATCCACTGGCAGTCATTACCCTTTATAAGCGTAAAGTCCGATAAAGTCGCCGTTTGCAACACATTATCCGTGTCATAATATTTTACAGACACAAGCGATTGCGCAGGCCCTTTTGATAACGCCGTTTTAGCCGTAGGGCTTTGAAAACTTTCATCCCATGTTTGCGTAATTAAAGAACGCCCTGTTCTTTTTTCAGCTATATCGGTTGCAACACCCGTATAAATGGCAATCAACGTATCTTCATCAGAACCATCAACACGCAGATGTGTTTTAACCGTTGTCTGATCCACTGGCTTGACGCTAGGGGCCGTCGCAAGGGTTAAGTACCGTTCCATTTACTTCACAGCCTTTTCAGGCTTACGGGATTTGACCGCGCGTTCAACCTTACCAGTGCGAACTATTACGGCCTGTTCAGCCGCTACCATGCGCTGCGCTTCGTCTGTAGACACATCAATAGTGTCGCCCCTGTTGGCATCTGTGCGCGATACAAGCATTTTTACTTTAACCATTTGTTCACTCCTTATCGAATTAAGAAAAGGGCCAGTTTCCCAGCCCTTCAATAATTCGATTAAGACGCAGCAAGCGCCAAGTGTTTAACCGCTGCCGCGTCTGCAAGTTCACCGTCAAAGCGGATATAGCCAGCAACGCCAAAGCCAGGCCAGAAATCTTTATCCTGTAACGCACCGATTAAAGGCGTGCCAACTTTACGCACAAAATACTTACTGAAATCACCGAACAACATAACCCGCGAATTAACACCATCGCCAAGGCCTACCATCGCGTTGTTAACGCTAAAGTTATGCCCGTTGAATGTTGCAGGAACGCCGCCAATAACATTACCCATTTGCCACAAATAATTGCCGTTGCCATCTTTCATCTTACGAACCGCCGCAAGGGTCAAATCGTTGAACATATAGCGAACCATTGGGCTAACGCGGTAAGCCGAGTCAACTGAATGCTCAAGATCAATAATTTCATCAAACGTAATCGCAGTTGTAGAAGCCGCAACCTTGCCAGAACCCGAAGCCGTAACGATGCCGTTTGGATCGCCCGTGCCATCGCCTACTGTAAGCTCAAGATTCGCACGGCGCCCAAGGCGTTCACCTAGCAAACCACCAAGGAATGTTTCCATAGCAATAATGCTATCATCTGCAAGCTCCTTAGAAACCCGCAACCATTCAGTATTAAAGGCGTAAGCGTTCAATACTTTCTCACCGAATACAGCATCACTGCCACCGTCATCAGTCAGGGTTGTACCTTCAACATGCTTAACAACAACCTGCGCTGTGTCGTTAACTGTTGGCATAGTGATTGCACCGCCACCAGAAGTCGCCAACTCAGTAGTAATGCCAGGGTCATACATTGGCCCCCATGCAAGCATTGACTTGGTAACAAGACCAAGCAATTCAGTTGGGATTGTATAACCACCAGCCGCCGCAGTAGTTGTCTGCGCACGATGCTCAACAGCTTGCTTGCCAGCATCCAAAACCGCACGGGCTTCAGGTGACATAGAGCCTTTTTGCCCTTCTGCACGAATATATTCATGGAAGGCTGTGCGATAATCCATTTCGCCTTCTTTAGGCAAAATAAGACCGCTAACCGCAGGGCGTTTATTATCACGATCCTTACGTTCTTCTGCGTCTGCATGGTCAGAAGCACGCTGTTCCGCCGCCTCCAGTTTTTCCAACCGTTCCGCTTTGCCAATCGCACTGTCGTAGTCAGCCATTGCCTTGTCGTGTTGGGTTTCCAAATCAGCCGCGCGGGCTTCGTCTTTTTCGCCCTCTGCTTGATTTAGTAGTGAACGGGCTTCAGTTGCAGCGTTTGCTGCCTGCTCCCGCAATTCTTTGATGGTTGCCATTGGTTAGGCTCCTTCTAAGGGAAATGGACGCTTCACAGCGTTCGTTTCAAGACCTTGCCCACGGGTCAGGAAAAGGGCGTAACAGCGGGATCGCCGTTATTTCAATCCGCTTTCGGCTTGTCTATTTAACAAGCGTTTGTTGCGGTAATTCTTTGAGG